GTTGATTTTAAACAAATCCAAAAATTGACAGGAAAGTTAGGACAGAAGATTAGAACTATGAATGATACAGTAGGTATGACTTCTGAAGATATTAAGTATGTTATAAATTCAATCGTATCAGCATTAGATTTGGAAAAATTAGATGATGAGGATAAAGAAGATATCATGAATAAATTAGAAGGTGAAGAAGCCGACTATGATGGTATGAGTGATTCTGAAGGTATGGACATTCCAACTGATGATGAATTAGATATGGATGTTGATATGGGTGTTGAACCTGAAATGGGTGAGAATTTTTTGGGTAGATTAGCAACAGGATATGTAGCTTCTAAATTAAGAGAAGAGGAACCGAATGAAGAAATGGAACCATCTTATGATGATAGAGTTACAGAAATTATGGATTCAATTTTCAACGAATCTGTTGTTGATAAAGTATTATCATCATACTTTAAAGAAAGTGAAGGTGAAAAAAGATTCAAAGAAGAAAGTAAGGCTAAAAAGTTTATAAATTCTAAAATTGTTAAAAAAACAGTGATGGAAGAGGTTAGGCAAATGTCTGAGACAGTTGAACAAGAATTGGCATCTGACTTTATATTGAAGGAGAATCCTGACTTTAAATTTATCGGAAAAACAAACAAGAAAAATTTAGTATTTGAATATAAAAACGAGAAGATTAAAGTAAGTCCAAACGGTGAAATTCTATGAGTTATCTAATTTATGTTAATGGTTTAGGCCCTAACTATAAAGGTGATAATATGTATGAATTCATTTTTTCCGATGATTTGGATGTTTGGGGGGACGAGTGGGATTCAAAACCCGCACACGGAAACCCACAACCACCTGAATTACAATACATTAGGAAAGTCGGAGTTTTAAAAAACACTCAAGTTGAATTTGAGTTAATTCAAAACTCCGATTTTTTTGGTTTTACGGATGCCATGGAAGATGTTATAGCTCTTGCGTGGGAGACTGATGAAACATGTGAGAATAAATCTAGATTGGTATTTAGATTTGGTGATACTGAAAAATCTGTAATGGATAAATTATATGAGAGAGATTTAGTTCTCCAAATTGATAAAGAAACTGAATATGAAGTCAAAAAAGATTGAACAATTAATTAACTCAGGATTAAGTGAAAAACTTATTAATAGCTTGAGTGAGGGACAGGTAAATGTTCTTTATAGAAAATTAGTTTCTGAGGTTTCCGAACCAAAAGAAGCCACAACTACTAATGTACAACAAACCACTATGTCATCAGGTGAGTGGGATAATTTAATGAATGCTGGTGGTGCTGTTAGTGGTACTGTTAAGAAAAATAAAGATGGTAGTGTAACTATAACTAGTGGTGATACAAATGAAGAAATTGATGAAGACGCTAATTTAGACAATGCTGTTGATAAAGATAGCGGATACGACCCATATGCTGGTAATAGTGTTGGAAATGATGAGGGTCCATCTCGTAATGATGGTGATAACAATGCCGATGATGGTATGTATGGAGAGTCTGAAATAAAAGAAAAGGCGGTATCCCAACAACAACAAAAGTTTTTTGGTGTTGTAAAAGCAATGAAAAAGGGTGATATACCTATGAAAGGTAAAGCTGGTGAGGCGGCTAAAGAAATGACATCTAAAGAGATTGATGATTTTGCATCAACACCTTTAAAAGGATTACCTAAAAAAGTTTCTAAAAAAGAAAATAAAGAGGGTAATAAAATGACAAAACCAATTGGTAAAGTTGTTTCTGTTAAAAAGTCAGAATCTAAAGAGGCAACAGCATCAGGTTCTGCCGGTGCATATGCCGCACCATTATTCGCTGAAAAAGAAAAAGTTGACGAAAATTTTGAAAAGTTAATTGAAAGTCGTATTCTTGCGTTAGTAGAAAAACATATCAATCCAAAAATGACTAAAAAAGAACTTTTAACTTATTTATCTGAAGCTCCCGCGGCACCTGTTAAGGAACCTATAACAAAACCAAAAACTAAACCTGGTACACGCCCAAGTCCTTACACAAACCCAAACCCTGGAACAAATCCAGCTCCTAAAGCAAATAAGGAAGAACTTAAGAAAAAGTTTATTGAAATGATAATGCAAGTATTAGGTAATGAAAAATAATAAAAAAAATATTAAAGAAGCACCTATTGATTATGGTGATAGACCTGAAAGAATGAGTAGGTCCATTGAGGACAGACTTAGAAGGGGTGAAACTATTTTTAAGGGTAATCCGGCAATACCGGCAGAGACAAGTAAGTTTACAGACCCTATGGGTAGAGAAAAAGAAAGTAGTTCTCTTGAAAAAATGGCTTCGGATAGATTTAATGAGATTGTTAGTAAAGTTAGAAATATTACAGGTCTTGAAGATTTAACAAGACAAGATATGATTCAGTATCTGATTCAAAATATGATGGGAGCGTTTATGGAAGCATCATCAATAGAATCTAGACATAAAAATGAATTAGAACAATTGGCAATAAAATCAGTTCTTGAGGAAAAGAATATATCTCCAGAGTCTTTTGATATAGACGCAAAGATTATCACAGCAAGAGAAATTGACACATCTAGAATGAGAATGGCTCCCGAGGAAATGCCTACAGATGATAAGTCAACAGATGACCAAGGTAATGAACCTATGGATTTTCCAAATTTTGATGTTAGTTCATTGACTGATGAAGAAGTGTTTGAATTGGAAAAACACAAAAGAACAATTATTAATGCATTAATTCAAGGAAGTGCTAAAAGAGACCATTATTTGTTTGAAAAACCATCAGTGTCAAGTGAATTGAATAGAATTAACGGAAGTTTAGTACCATTATATAAAAGAATCATGGCAATCAATGATTTGTTTTATTGGACACAAGACGAGATGATTCAAAGAATGTCAGAAACAGGTATGGGTGTTGCCGGAACAGTTGAGTTGTCTGATGCTGAAGGTGGTGGTGAAGGGGATGCCGACACTAAAATAATCGCAAGAGGTGGAAATTTTCCAATTTTAACACACGAAATATCAAAAGGTATTGAAGAGGCGTTTGGTAGAGCTGGTTTACCAAAAGATTCAGTAATGGCTCAAAAAGTTATGGGTCAAACAGACTTATTGGCTTCAGAACCCGACCAATTAAGATTAGGTCCCCCAATGGTTAAGAAACTAAGATTGTTACTACCAGATGAACTTTTTGACCCCGAGGTTGGTGATTTGTTAAATTGGTTTAAATTTACATTATATTCTATAGATGCTGAAGAGTTTCTAAAAATTATAAGTAGGATTTTATCTGACAACCCAAGAATGCAAGATTTAGCAAAAAAAGATTTGTCTAAAATTTTAAGAGATGCTAAAGAGGCTAAAAGACAGTATGAAGAAGGTAATGACGATTATGATGACGAGGATGATGGTGATACTATTTTACCCGATGATGATGGTGGTGATGGGTTTGAAGGATTGGATGATTTCTTAGGTGGTCTTGGTGTTGAATTACCAAAAGACTAATTATTATACTAAATACATAATAGAAAAGAACCTTATATTTATTGATATAAGGTTTTTTTATGTCTTTGAGTAAAGAACAAGTAATATTAGAATATTCAAAATGTTTGAAGAGTACGCCATACGCTTTAAAAACATATCTTCAAACATATGACAATACACAATCAAGATATGTACCATTGGAGTTATTTCCTGACCAAATCAATTTGGTCACTGATTATGATAGTTACAATGAAAACATTGCGTTAAAGTATCGTCAAGCGGGTGTATCAACAGTTACTGCGGCTTGGGCTAGTAAAAAATTGGTGTTTGCAAAAAAGAATCAACCTGAAAAAATATTGATTATTGCAAATAAATTAGATACTTCTGTTGAATTTGCAAACAAAATTCGTGAGTTTACTGACCAATGGCCATCTTGGGTTAATATTGGGTTTTCCCCCGATAAAAACGCTGCAAAACATTATAAACTAACAAATGGTTGTGAGGTTAAAGCGGTTGCAACATCAAAAGACGCATTACGTGGATATACTCCCACCATTCTTATTTTTGATGAAGCTGCGTTTATAGACGCAGACAGTGACTTCTGGGCTGCTTGTATGGCGTCTCTATCAACAGGTGGTAAAGTGATTGTAATATCAACACCTAACGGGTATGACCCAATTTATCATTCAATCTATGACCAAGCGGTTAAAGGTATGAACGATTTTAAAATCAGTGAAATGTTTTGGTATAAAGACCCAAGATATTCAAAAGATTTTAAATTGATTAATGTAAAGGATATTATTCATTATATGTTAAATAGGGAGGAGTATAATGATAAAGAAATTATAATTGATTATTCTGAAATAGACCCAAGACAAAGAAATTTTGACGAAATTAAAGAAAAAATTAGCAATGGATACAAACCGTATTCTTCTTGGTTTGAATCCATGTCAAAAAAATTAAAATTTGATAAAAGAAAAATATCACAAGAATTAGAGTGTAATTTTTTAGGGTCAGGTGACAATGTATTTGATGGTAACCAACTTGAGGATTTAAAGACAACCATGATAAAAGACCCCAAGACTAAAATGATGTCGGGTTCTTTATGGATTTGGGAAGAACCAAAAGAGGGTCATAAATACATTATGGGGGTTGACGTATCAAGAGGTGATTCTGAAGACTATTCAACATTTCAAATATATGATTTTGATGAAAGAGAACAAGTTGCAGAATACATTGGAAAATTACCACCTGATGTTTTGGCGGAAGTTTGTTATAAATGGGGTTTAATGTATAAAGCATTTATTGTAATTGATATTACAGGTGGAATGGGTGTCACAACGTCAAGAAAATTACAAGAGATGGGGTATAAAGATTTATATGTGGATGGAATTGAATTTGGAAATCCATGGAAGTACAACCCAAAACAACATGAAAAAATACCGGGATTAAACTTTAATGCTAAAAGGGTTCAGATTATTTCTTCATTTGAGGAAGCGTTAAGACACGGATTAAGAATATATTCTTTAAGGTTATTAAATGAGATGTCAACTTTTGTTTACATTAATGGAAGACCTGACCACCAAAAAGGACATCATGATGATTTGTTAATGTCATTGGCAATGGCAATATATGTCAGTGATTCTTCATTTACATCACTTAAAAAGGTGGAACAAACAACAAAGGTGATGTTAGAATCATGGCACATTGAAAGTAAAGAACGTTCAAAGGAAGAATATTTTAATCCTGCAGTACCTGTTTCACCACCAAATAGAAGAGTTTATAGTAATAACCCAAGCAAAAGCGATTATGAAAAGTATTTATGGTTATTCGGCGGTCGTTAACCTTTAATATGACTAACGATAAGTTATAATTGTAATATGAGTGAAAAGAATTTAACAGTATGGCAACGATTATCCCAAACATTGGGACCTGATTCGTTATTGAATCAAGATTTGCCGACATATAAGTTTGATAAAAAAGAACTTTTAAGAACTAAAAGTAAAGAGGAGTACGAAAGAGAAAAGTTACAAGCTCAACAAACTAAATTTTTATCAAACCAATGGGCTAAAATTGAAAATAATCTATATGCCCAAGCATTGTATTATGAACCCACAAGACTCGCATCATATTATGATTATGAGTCAATGGAATATACACCTGAAATTGCCGCAGCTTTAGATACATATGCCGAAGAATCTACCACATCAAATGATGATGGATATATGTTACAAATTTATTCAGAATCAAAAAGAATAAAAGCCGTATTAGGTGATTTGTTTAATAATGTTTTGGACATTAATACAAATTTACCTATGTGGACTAGAAATACATGTAAGTATGGTGACAATTTTGTTTATTTAAAGTTGGACCCTGAAAAAGGTATTGTCGGGTCATTCCAATTACCAAATATTGAAGTTGAAAGACTTGAAAGAGGAATGAAAGGTAAAATCGCAGCTGGAACTAGTACAAATACTGGTGAACCACAAAAAAATTTAAGATTCACATGGAAAGCTAAAGACTTAGAATTCCAATCATGGGAAATTGCACATTTTAGATTGTTGGGTGATGATAGAAGATTACCATACGGAACTTCAATGTTGGAGAAGGCGAGAAGAATATGGAAACAATTAATGTTGGCTGAGGACGCCATGTTAATTTATCGTACTTCAAGAGCACCTGAAAGAAGGGTGTTTAAAGTATATGTTGGTAACATGGATGATGCGGACATCCAACCATACGTTCAAAGATTTGCAAATCAATTTAAAAGAGAC